CATATCGATTTTGTGATTTCTTTTTTTTAATTTTTCTATGTGCGCACGTAAAGTATTCACCGAGGCAGTTTTGGTAGGGTATTCTTTGATGATCAAAGACCCTTGCAGATCTGCAATTGTCTCTAGCACTTCATCTTTCTGGTGGAATAAGCCAGACAACGACACTCCCGAGAGACAGCTATCATATCTCTGCCCCGTAGCCGACTCGCTCAATTCTAGTGTATAATGTACCACATTTTTGCCAGCCCTGACCGCTTGAGCGCCCAGGTGGGCGAGAGCCATAGATTTTCCGGCGCCGGTTGGAGCAATAACAACTCCAAGTTCGCCCATGCCCATGCCGCCTTTGGTTATCTTGTCAATTTTTTCCCAGCCCGTTGATACGGGGTTCCGCGCCTTAATCTCATAGCGCAACTCAAAGTCCTTCTTGAAATCATGACCAAAATTGTTGTCTGTGCCCAGCTTAAGTGCCTCGTCGATAACAATCTTCACTTCGTCATAAGATGAATTCTGGATTAGATCGACCGATTTCATCAGCGCCTCTTTCAGCTTCTGCTTCTTGCAAAAGTCCAAGCTCGTATCTTTAATATATTGCGCGTCCTGTACTGTTTTTATGAGCACTCTGGCAAAATAATCCCGAGTCTGCTTCTGCACAGATTCCGGAAACTTATCCATTTCTGTACGGAGCATCGATGCCACAATCTTTTCAGTAGGATGAACCCCGTACTTGTGTCGATAGTTATAAACCATCGATGCAAATACCCGGAGATACCGTAACTCAAAAAAGCTAACATCTAGGACTTCTTCAATTTGATCTGAAAAAGGCCGATCCTGCAGAATTAACTGCGACAGTGATTCTTGAAATTGTTTACCATATTTTGAAAAGCTAATACTTTCTGACATTGTTTGTCCCTCTGATATAATATTAGCAACAAATTACTTGTTGTCTAGGCAAATTTTGTTGTAATGTGCACAAAGATCAGAAAAGTTAACCTCTCCAAACCCATCTTGCATCATCATAGCTAACATATTTGTTTTGCTAAAGGTGAGATCCGGATTAGCAATGGTTTCTTGAATTAATTTCTTGGCATCAATGGATAATATTGGTGTATAAAGCTGCATCATGTGGTAATTTCTTCTCAACACATCTTCTTTTTCCAATACGCTTTGATAGGCGCGGACGTCACTCTCCTGCAGTTGAGTCTTGCAATGTTCAACTAAAGTATTGAAAGTAACAGGCTCGGACTCTGACAACATTGGGAACCTCTTGACTGCAGTCTTGAGGCCAATGCCGCCCAGCCCCTCAATGTTGTCGGACTTGTCCCCGGCCATAGCCCGGGCCATTGCAAAATTCGTAGGATGGATTCCAAATCGATCTAAAATGCTTGATCGATTCAAAACTTCTTTTTGTACTGGACGTAACAACACTGTGTTGTCATCTAGTAGTTGAAAAAAATCTTTGTCACTAGAGACAATTACTTTCTGCCAATTCTTAAGTTGGGGTAGCTGTGCGACATGCGCAATAACATCATCTGCTTCTGTGTGTCGAAACATAAATTGAAGAATTGGCATTTCATTGTAATATTCAACTAGTCTCATTTGTTGCCAAACTTTATTTTCTATTTCTTCTTGTTCCGATAGATTTCGTATACTACGGTTTAGACGTATTGGCTTCCTTCCAGCCTTATAGTCTTTTTTAAGCAGCTTTCGTTTTTTTGAACCGCCCTCACCATCCCAACATATCACAACCATATCTGGCTTTGTTTCTCTTGCAATCTTCTGAAGGCTCTGTATACAACCTCGAAGGGCACCGATTGGAAAGCCATGTAGGGATAAACTTGGGTTAACAATGTAATTTCTGAAAAATAAATTTAACTGATCGATGATCAGTACACGTCCTTGCTGCTTCACTTCTTCCTCTATTTGTTATAAATTCTATCTCGCACTTTATCAACATCAGTGGCTATAAAAGAATATATTCCATCTATTTTTCTAGCTTCCATTTGCATTTTGGCCACGTGTTGCTTCAAGGATGTTCCAAGCAAAAAGAATTTTACTTTTAGGGGCGTACGCTCAACTGTTGCAGATACTGGTTTTGCAGCTTCTTTAATTGTAACAACGGTAATCCCACAAACACCTCGCAGATTATCAGAAATAATCGTCAGCTTCTTGGCTCGATCAGATCGCATAATAACATCTGCTTCATATAAAGTGTCACGTAGGTATTCTTTTACTATTGATTTAAATTTCATGTGTGAAGTCTCCGGATATACATAATTAGTATCAACTTCCGAAGTAGTCACTCACTACTAGAATCAATATCATAAAAATCAGACGCAACGCCTGTTTTCTTTTCAAATCTTAAAATAACTTCTTCATCCATTATTTGAAGTACCCTTTTTCGGAACTTCTCATTTTGTAATTTCTCTTTCCACTTCGAAGCTTGGAACTTCTCGGAAGTGCCATCTTCATAAACTAAATTATACCAGGCGCCGCCTTGCTTTAAATTTTCGGATCCCCTGATTGCCTCAAGCCAACTCTCTTCATCTTGAATGCCAATATCGCCAGCCCACATAATCTTAAATGTACACTGGCGGCCTTCCGTACCGAAGCGGCTCTTCTTAAGAGTCGTCTTGACTTCGTTGCCAACGCGGAAACCACTATCATCTAAAAGAAAAGACGCCTTGGCCTTGCGCTTGGTTAGCCAAATACGTAAAGAGTACGTATAGTGCATGGCCTTGCCACCCGGAGTAACATACGGAGTTGTCATAGCCTCAGCAATATTACTCGTAATGTTTGTCTTAAGTTGATTTAACACTAAAAATGTGCACTTAGAATTAGCAATTGGTACAGTCAGCTTTGACATACCTTTGGCTAAAATCCTTGCTTTAACAGCCATAGAAGACTGCGGGTTAAAATCTCCATCAACATCGCTAATCGCTGGGGTAAGCGCTAAACTATCCCAGATAAAAAGCATACGATTATCATTGCTTCCAATAAGCTCTTCAATTGTTTCCAGCACAAACTCAACGCTTTGTGCCTGGACATACAGAAGCGTATTTAAATCACACCCCGCGCGTTCCAAAAATGAAGGATCAATCGCTGATTCTGAATCAAAATAAATAACATCGATGCCCATCTTTTGGGCATTAGCAGCAGCTTGTGCTGCCATATAAGACTTGCCAGTCGACTCCAAGCCGGCAATTTCTACAATTTTTCCAATTGGGATGCCAGCTAACTGTCCACGACAAATAATACTATCCAGCCAGCGTGAGCCAGTTGGAATCCATTCTTCTACTTCTGTTGGATTACTCTTAGTAAGATCATGCGCTACATTCTGGCCGGCTTTCTTGTTAATCAGATTTTGCATCTCTGATAAATTAAGCTTGCCCAGCTTACTCCTTGCCATGATTAACCTCCTGGATATACGAATCGATTGTCTTGCGTAAAAACTTTGCTTTGTTCACGCCCGAGGGAACCTTGATAAAATATTTCGAATTTTTTGTATTGACCTTTTTCCCATCAATATAAAGCGCTTCTCCGTCTGATTCAAAAAGTCTTTTTGGAATTTTAGGATCATTTAAGTGAGCCTGTATTTTAAATTTATCGAACAAAGATACAAACTCTTTATATAGGCCATTTTTTTCAAGAGTGTTTTGTAGTCTATCTACTTCTGACAAAGAATAGTAAGAAGCCCTATTATTATATCGCAGCTTCCTCTCTTGTTCTTGGCGCCACTCTAAAAGCGCCAGTGGTAAGATAATATAATCATTTTCCAATATAGAGTCTTTATCCTCATAATCTGAGACTATGATCACAGTACTTTCCCACTCTTTTAGTGTTTTAAGTTTAAATTTTCTTTTAGTAGAAACACAGCCAATACGAATATTTCTAGTTTTAAAATCTATTGGCATTTTATAAAATGCATCATATTTAGCGTCTCTTGAATGTTCGGCGTTTGCAAACCCAAAACGATATTTTTGCTGCAATTCACGACTATTATCCTGTGCGGTTTCTCGTAACTTGGGCATATACTCCTCCATTAAAAAATAGTGAGACATCTGTAAACCCATGCCTCCCTGCGGTTACTCTCACAACTACTCAGACTATTCTGAAGCTTCTGCGTCAGAGGCCTCTTCTTCCTCAGCAGCTGTGTCATCAGCTGTTGCATCAGAAGCGACTTCATTTTCAGGCAAAGCATCTCCCACGGAGTCCGTGGATGCATCCTCTACAGAAGCCTCAGACTCGCTGTCGGTGTTGCCAACCGCATCTGACTCCGAAGTAACCACAGTGGCATCAGCCAAATCTGTGGTACATCCCTCATTATCACACGCAGCCAGCCCGAGCAGAAAGAGTGTCGACATAATAGTCGCCAAAAAATACTTCATAATAAAATCCTCGCTATTGTTGAAGTTGTGAGGCATCTGTAAACCCATGCCTCCCTGCGGTCCACTACTAGGAGCCCAAAAGCTCCTTAAACGCTTGATCCACAGAGCTAGCGGGGGCATTGCCACGAGTTGTTTCATTGGACATTTCCTCCGCGTCACCCTCGTTGAGCAAAAACTCATCAAGCATCACTTGGATATCTTGTGCAGTTTTCCGCTCAAAGACCTGAGATGTGTCAGGTACTGAATCAAGCAACTTGCCAATCTGTTCCTCAGAATCCGCTAGCGCAGACGGTCGCCGGCGGGGAGTGATATTGGTTTGAGGGAACTGTGCCCCAGCAGGTTTGCCATAGTGAATAACAAGGTCCGTGCCTTCCATTGGGTCAGTAATATCACCGTATTCAGGATTGAGTACTAGATTGAGCAACTCTTTATATGCTGTTTTGCCAAAGCCCCACAAGCGTACACCTTGGGCCTCTTCGCCACGGACAATCACCGGACTGAAGAAGCGTTGACGTGCAGAGAGATTTTTCGCCATACGAACACTCTCATCCGAGCCAACCTTAAACAACTGGCGTACGAAATC